TTTGTTGCTATTTATACTCCACCTCCACTCTCCCGTCATCATACACATATATTCCCTGCACATATTCTTCCAGCATCTCTCGTGTCAGATTCTCATAGCCTAAATACTTCAACATTTGCTCCACCGGAACATTCTTTTTCATCAGGATTTCTTTCTCGTCGTTTATCAACTCATCCAGTTCCTGTACACGTTTCTGCAGTCGTTCTCTTTCTTCTTCCAACTGCTTCTTGGCTTCCATAAACTGATTCTGGTTCATCTGTCCCTCGTGATACTTCTCATAGTTCTGACGGTTCTGAAGCTTTATCTGCTCCTGACGTTTTTCACAGTCCGTACTTTCCAGCTCATAGGCTTCTATGCTGTCCGTATGCTGTTTTCTCATAGATTGCTGCATCTGTTCCTGGCTGATATTCTGACGTAAATATGCCTTAATTTCTGCCAGCACGATATGCTCTAGCATTTTGTTATCAGCTTTTCCGGCAAAGCATCCTGTATCTTCTTTTCCTTTACTGTAAGCACAGCTATAAAGGATATGACCATGAACCGGACTGCTTGAAGTCAGGCTTCTGCGACAATTTCCGCATTTCACATAGCCACCTAACAATGTTGTTTCCCTGTCGAATTTGCTTTTCTTGGTGTATCTGATCTGCAAGGACTGTGCTTTTTCAAAAATTTCTTTTGATACGATCGGCTCGTGATGATTTTCCATCACTTTCCACTGATTTCTCGGTACCGGTACTTCTTTCCCTGTTCCGGGATCTGAAATTTTTGTCTTTCCATAGACCATACAGCCTATATAAGTTTTATCATCCACAATCTTCCGTATCATATCACTCGTCCACTGCAGTCCTCTTGATGCAGCTTTCTTGCTGTCTGATTTCTGTCGTCTGCTCATGGACTGCAAGGGAGTCAGTACCCCCTCTTCATTAAATAACCGACAAATCTCCATCTTGGAATACCGCTGATTGGTTAATTCAAATACTCTACGGATTACTTCTGCTTCGTCCTCTACAATCACCAGTTCTTTCTTATTTTCAGGATTGATTCGATACCCATAAGGTGCAGAGCCACAGCAATATTCGCCTTGCTCTCGTCTGGTACTGACTGCCGATTTTACCTTTACAGACTGGTCTTTCACATAAAAATCTGCGATCAGTCCTTTAAACTGTACTTCGATGTCGGAACTCTTTCCTATATAATCTTTAGAATCATATCGGTCTGAGATAGAAATAAATCGTACTCCCAGGAATGGAAAAATCTGTTCCAGATAAGTTCCCATCTCAATATAGTTTCTGGCAAAACGTGAAAAATCTTTTACCACAATACACTGCACTTTGTTCTCTCTGGCAAGTTCCAAAACCTGCTTAATTGCCGGACGATCCATACTGGAACCAGAATACCCGTCGTCGTAGAACTCCTGAAATGGCATAGAAGCCAGTTCCGGGATATTGGAAATATAATCTTTTACCAGTTTTCTCTGATTGATAATGCTGTTACTTTCTCCCTCTGAATCATCTTCCATGGAAAGACGGTAATATCCAATAATCAGTTTCTGATCACTCATGTTCTACCGCCCCCTTAAACCCGAAGTTGATTTCCAGTCTGCCATCACCATATAGATACATACTTTCAATCAAGCTCTCCGCAAGTTCCGCATTGATTCTGGTTGTCCCATCCAGTTCCAACAGACTTCGTAAAAATCTGGCTTCTTCTTTCTGCTGTTTTTCCAGCTTTCGTATGGTCTGCTCCAGAGACTTCTTTCTCTCTTCACAAAACTCTTTCCAGTTATTACGGTCATCTTTCATTTCTATATAGGCTTCTTTGGAAAGTTCACCCTCTTTATATTTCATAAATGCCTGTGCCAGTTTTTCTGAACGTCTTTCCATATCTGCATCCAGTTTTCTGATCTCAGTTTGAATCTCATTGATTTTGGAAAGAAATACCGCACTGCTTATAGCAGACATATCCTTTTTCCGCAATCCAGATAACTGAAACTGTCTGGTTAGCTCCGAACGGACAATTTTCTGCAGCTTCTCTTCGGAAATAGATTTGTGACTACATTTTCTTTCATCCCGATACCAGGCAGCATTGCAAAAGTAATACACATTGCCTCTGTATCTACGTGTACACATTTTCCGCTTACAATCACCACAATAGAATACATTGTAAAATGCTCTTTCATCCTCTTCCCACCCTGCAGTAGTTTTTGTTGCTTTCTGTTGTGCTGCTTTTAGCCTGACCTGTGCTTTTTCAAACAATTCTCTGCTAATAATTGGCTCATGGGCATTTGGCGTAATAATCCACTGGCTCTCGTCCAATATGTCACACCATTTTTCACCTCTTTGAAATCTGGATTCATATTTTCTCTGAACCAGATCGCCATAATAATTATTCCGGTTCAGCACTGCACGTATCGAAGAATTTCCCCACTGATGAAGGTTCTCTCCGTCCTGACAGTACACATGATGATATTGGTTATAATCTGAAATCCGATGTACCCTATCCTCAAACAGCCTGTCAATAATGCTCTGTACGCCATCTCCCGAAGCATATTCTTCAAAAATCCTGCGGACAATCTTTGCAGCTTCCGGTTCCACCATCAACTTATAAATTCCATTTATCTTTTCCACACAATATCCATATGGAGCTGTAGATCCCACATACTCACCATTTTTCTGTGCAATACGTTTCGCTGCACGTTCTTTTGCGGAAATATCTTTCGCATAAGCATCATTCACCAGATTCTTGATATTCATGGATAATTCCTGATTCTTGGCATCCGGTGCAAATGAATCATAGTTGTCACATACAGAAATAAACCGTACTTTCATAAAAGGAAGAATCTTTTCCAGATAGTTACCAGTTTCGATGTAATTTCTTCCAAATCGTGAGAAATCCTTTACCAGAATACAGTTTATTTTACCTTCCCTGACATCATTCATCATCCGTTCAAATCCCGGTCTGTCAAAATTTGTTCCGGTTTTTCCCAGATCAGAATAAATGTTATATACAGCAATTTCATACTCTCTGTTCGGATTTTCATTGTGCTTCTGAATGAACTCTTTTATCAGCGTAACCTGTGTTTCAATAGATTCTGACTTTTTTTCATCACTGTCTACGGATAATCTGGCATAAATTGCAGCCATACATACCGGAATCCCAAGAACTTTCTTCTCTGTGTTTTTCTTATATCTTTTTGCTGTCCTTGCCATTTATCCCACCTCTTTCCTGCACTCTGTCCGGTGTTCCGCATAAAACCGTCTTATGACTTTCATTTTCTCAATCATATCCTGATAACGGATATGAATTTTGATCTGTTTGTTTTCATAAATATAGATTTTATCTACGGTCAGTGCCAGCAATGTGCGATCCAGTTCTTTGATTTCCAGTGATTTCTTCCAGTCCTCCAACTGAACAGTTGCAGACACTCCACCCTCAAACATTTGCTTCACCAGCTTTTTCTGATTTTCAATCATCTGCTCCAGTTCTTCACATTTTCTTCCGTAACTTTCCCGAAAATCATCGAACTCCTCTTTGCTGATCAATCCCTCTTTCAAGTCATCACCCAAAGATGCTTTCAGGCTGTAATAACGGTTATATTCTTCCTGCAACTTACTAATCTGCGTATCATAACCGATTACCTGATCGTAACTGACTTTCATTTCACAAAGTTCTTCCATAATCATCTGATAGTCTACGAAAAGTGCCGTATATGCCTGAATCTCTTTCAATACAATCCTTTTCAGCACCTCTTCCGGAATACTGTGTCTGGTGCAATCTCCACCTTTATTTTTTGTCTGGCAAATATAAAAGGCTTTTTTCTTTCCCTTATACTGATTTACCCTGCGTATCATCGGTGTCTTGCAATCTCCGCAAAACACAAATCCCGAAAAAAAGTTTGCACTGTCTGATGTTTTTGATGCTCTTCCATCATATTGAAGCAGCTTCTGCACTACGTCAAAATCATTTTGCCTGATAATTGCCGGATGCGTATTTTCTACTTTCACCCACTCTGCTTCTGGCTTATCCAGACGTTGTTTTACCTTATAACTGATTCGTTCCTGCTTGCCCTGTACCATGTTTCCAATATAGACTTCATTTGTCAGAATCCTTTTGATCTGCACTGCCGACCATTTCGGTGTGTCTGAGCTGTGAAATCCAGAATTGTAATTCTCGCCATTTGCCTTTTTATATTCTTTTGGCGACTGCACATGACGTACATTCAGTTTTTCTGCGATTGCTCCAAGACTGAATCCATCAATTTTCCACGAAAATATTTTTCTTACAATATCTGATGCATAAGAATCAATCACCAGACAATTCTTATTCTCTGGATCTTTGCAGTAACCATACGGGGCAAATGCTCCAATAAATTCACCTTTTTCACGTTTGATTTTCTGGTGGCTTCGCACTTTACCGGAAATGTCCCGGCAATAGCTTTCATTTACAAAATTTTTGATCGGAACTACAAATGACTTCTCTGAAAAATCTGCTGTTTTACTGTCGAACTGGTCTGTAACTGAAATAAAACGCACATTTAAAGCCGGGTAGGTCTTTTCGATCCATCGCCCGGCTTCTATATACTCTCTTCCGAATCTGGATAAGTCTTTTACAATCACGCAGTTTACTTTTCCAGCTTCTATATCAGTTGTCATTCGTTTAAACTCAGGTCGATCAAAATTTCCTCCTGAGTATCCGTCATCCACATATATATCAAAGATCTGAATATCCGGCTGGCTTTTTACAAAGCTCCGAAGTAACTCTCTCTGATTTGCAATGCTGTTGCTCTCTGACTTCGCACCGCCCTCTTCCATATCATCTTTCGATAATCGAAGATACAATGCAGCATCGTATATATCTGGCATATTCATTTGCATCTGTTCCATTTTACATCGCTCCCAACTTACTTATTCCATTGAATTTGAAGTCAGAAACCATGTATCACGTTCATTTTCCCTGACTTCACATTAACATAACATCTGTAGCTTCGCAAGATATTTTTTCAAGACTTGCATCTAATACATCAACTCCGTTCTTTTTCTAAGATAATCACTAATGGCATCTGTGGCATCCATTTCTCCGGTCATTTCCACAACCACCACATACCCTTCATTCATGTGAGCATACGGCTGATCGCCGGATTTATCCAGAAAAGTTTCCACTTTCTCAGAAATAGCTTTATCCATATCAGGAATTAAATCTTCAATGTCCTTTAACTGCTCCAGATCAACACTGGAATCTATTACTGACTGATTCACCATGATGCTCACCTCTTTTCCAACATATTCTTTGTATCAGTTGTCCTATACCTGCAATTTTCTCAATTGCATCACCTTACCTTTTCGTATTTTGTTCTCACAGTTTATCTATTGTTATAGCATTGCATATTCCGTTCGGCGTGTTGGCTTCCATTCGTATAATCTGCTGTCAGCGTTACTGCCAACCTCTATCAGAATATTTCTGAATGCTGGTAGCTTCTTCGCAAACTTACCAGCCGTTTCCGGAGTATCTTTGACGCTCGCCTGTAAAATCCTTTACAGGGTTATGGCATCTGTGGAATCAGATTATACAGCTCATGTAATTTTCAAGGTACAAAAGAGAGTTTTTTGAATATCCTTTCACTTATTACAGCCTAGAAACACCAAAATGTTGTTCTCTTCAAAAAAATCCTCTCACTAATAAAGCCTGACAGAAGGATTTTACAACCTCATTTTGCAATAATTTGCAAATAGTATTTATCCTCATCTGTACATTCGCTTTCATGCGAACCTTTATCGTACTGTCATTTTAATTCGCATTCATGCGAATGTCAAGTGTTTTGTTCGCTTCAATGCGAATCTTTCTGTTTACA